GTCGGTTTCCTGCACCGCTGCGTTGTCTGCGGTCTGTGCGGCCACCTGCGGGCCGGTCGAGATGCGAGGCAGGTTGATCGAGTCGGTACCGGTAGGCAGCGGCAGGGTCGAAACGAGGTTCGCAGCGACACGGCCAGCGCGGGGGAAGTCGCCGAACATGTCGACGAGCCACAGCGGCGGCACGAACTCGCCACCGGCACCATCCACTCTGGTGATGTCGCGAGACTCGACGGCGATCTCCTGGGCGTGCCGACGAAGGCGACCCCACGAATCCTGATCGTTGCGTTGGGTGGCGAGGATCGTGTCACGAACGTGGCTGAACTCGCCACTCTTCGCGTACGTGTTCGGCTCCGAACGGACAACGGCGCCGCCGAACACCTTGGCAGCCACAGCGGTGCGCTCGGCCAGGTTGGTGAGCTCGGCGATGCGCTCGTCGAGCGGGGCGGCCGCAGCAGCGGCACTCTGGACGAGCGTGAACTCGTCGACGGTCAGGTTGCGGTCCTCGGACTCTGCGGCCGCGATGGCGGCATCGGCAGGTGCGATGACCTTGGCGCGCTCTTCGCGCACCAGGTTGAGCAGCTTGCTCATGATGGGTTGTCTCCTCAGACGATGGGGGTTGGGTGAGGCGACGACGTGGTGACAACTGCGTGGTGGCGCGCGAGCGCTCCGGGTCAGGCTCCGGGTTCGTCTGTGGGTGCTGCGTTCAGGCAGCAGCAGAGGCGAGCAGGGCGCGCGCCTCGGCGACGGTGAAGGAGCGCACGGGCTCAACTTCGGGGATCTCTTCAACCTCGGGAGCGGGCGGCGCCAACTCCTCCGGGGGGGGCTCTTCGGTGACAGCCTCGACGACCGCCCCGATGACCTCGGCGCGCTGCTCGGGCGAGAGCGAACGCATGCACACCAAGGCACGATCCATGTTGCGGTCGCCGGTGAGGTCAACAGACGTGGACTCGTACCACGGATAGGTCACGACCGACACGTCATAGAGCCGCACCTCGCGCAACTCACGCACACCGTCGACCGTCGGGTCGTCCGACGCCGTGAAGGCGAACGACATCTGATCGATGTCGCCGCGGATCATCGCAGACACCAACTCTTGAACCGTCGGGTTCGACATGTCGAGGCCCTTGACGGTCATCAGTAGCCCGCGCTCGTCGACCTCGAGCGTCATCGTCCCAGCCTTCGTCGACGCCAACGGCACCCCGTCATGGTTGACGAGGAGCCGCACATTGTCGCGCTGGGCGAGCGTCCTGTTGAACGCAGACCGCTTCACGACCTCGCCGTGAGCCTCGGAGTCGAACACGGCCGCATAGCCGCTCAGACCGACAGTGCCGTCGTCGGCCTCGCGGATCTCGATGGACGCGTCGAATACCAGCCGGCGCTCGATGGTCTTACTCACTGTGCGCCTCCTGGTGGCGTAGATGGTGCGGGTGCAGATCGGGCATCAGGAGCCCCCGTGGTTGTCGGGGCGACGCCCGAAAATAATCCGGTCAACCCGGCGCCGTTGCGGTTCAGGATCTCTCGGGCCTCGTCAGCCGTGATGACGGTGCCGACCGCCAGGTAGATCTGTTGCAGTTGCCTTGTCAGCGACTCGGTCGCCTTGGCCGATGCGACCTCGAGCGGATCGCCACCGCCCCCAGGTAGGGACGGGAACGTGTTGCCACCCTCGATCGGTGGCAACTCCTCGAGTGCGCGCACCTCGTTGGGCGTCAAGAAATGGGCGTCGATGCCGATCTTGTGCGCCTCGTAACGTGTCTTCAGATCGGACCGCAGAAAGGCACCGGTCGAGAACTTTGAGTACTGACCGGGAGCCGTATGTCGGTCCAATGACTCCTGGATCACCACAAGATCAGGGTTAATGGAGTCAATGAGGTACGCCATTTGATCCTGGTCACGGTTGGAATACGTGACATTCTGACCAGAAATGGCAGCGCCGATCTTCGACGGCGGCAGGTTGAACGACGTGGCGATGTCCGCCGCGACCTTGTTGCACGTCTCGATGAACTGCGACTCATTCGCCGGGACACTGACTTTCTCGTACCGCAACCCCGAACCGAGCACGGCGGTCTTGCGGCTGCGCCACTTGGCACGGACCGTCTCCACGATCGCGTCAGCCTCGGGACCGTCCAACACCTGATCGGAGTAGATGATCGACGACGGCACGGCACCATTCGCGAACCAGTCCCGCCCGAAGTCCTGCGCCCGCTTGGCCAGGTCGACAAGTCCCGAATGCTCGAGCGGCGACATGCCGACCGGATTGCCAGGCATCACCCACCGAGACGGAACATGCACCAGCATCGACGAGTCGAGCTCACCACCAGACGCCTCAGACCACACCGGGGCGCCCCCGACGAGGCGATATCTGATCGTCGACGGGTTGAACCAATCGACGCGACGAGGGTAGAACGCACCATCGAGCGCCGTCACCCGACCGAGGGCGAACCCCCACAGATCACGGCTGATCGACATCTGCGTCTTCCACACCGACGGCACCGCGAAATCCGACGGCGAGGTGAACAACTCGGGCTGCACCGGCATCGCCTCAGGAATCCCGTTGCGATCCCGGTAGCACTTGATGGGCAACTGAGCGAAGGCCCCGGCCCGCAGGCCCACACACGCCACCACAGCAGCCACACGGAGGGCATCAGCCGTCGAGTAGCGGTAGCTGCCGCCACCATCCTGGGAAGGAGACGGCACCGTGTTCTGATCGCCGAAGGGGCCAGACCAGGCGCGACGCTCAACTGGTCGGGCGGCACCACGAAAGAGCAGACTCATCGGTTGACACCCCTAGCGAACGCCAACAGGAACACGCCAGCAACCACCAGACCGGCGGCAGGGGCGAACACGAACGCACCCGCAGACACCGACACAGCACCAGCGATCTCGGCAACAGAGGTCACGACATTGCGCATAACGAGACCTCCAATCACCAGGCGAACACGGGCTTCTTCTCGACTCCACCCCTCATCGCCCCATGCATCGCCAACGTCACCGCCACAAGCGGCGAAATGTCGGCCGTCGAACTACGACGAGCCCACGACCACGCATCACCCACAGCACGAATACCGGCACCACCAACAGCAGCAGACAACGGACCCTGCCCACGATGAGCCACACGACCATCACGAACCGCAACCTTCAACGACGCACACGCCTTCGTCAGATCGAGCGTGCCGACCTCGATGACCTGCACGCCGGCGAGCGTCAGATCACCGACAAAACCAACCGCAGGCGAACGCGGATCGAGATGAACCGGCACACCATGCGACTTCGCCACCGCAGCAGCGACACGCACCAGCGACGCCGTCCCCTGAATGTGCTCGACAAGCTCGACATGCAACACCCCGTCGGGGCGATGACTGGCAACACCAACCGACGACCACGACAGATCAGGGGCAACATCAATCGCCAACGACACCAGCGCGCCAGGCTGCGAGCCGGTGTCCACACACTGCGGCCACCCAGGCAACTCACCCTCGTCGCCGTCGACGTTCGGGACCACACCGAGACGCTCGATCAGGAACCCGTCGACCGACATGGTCCCGAGCTCCATCTCCTCGATCCAGTCCTCGGAGATCCGCACGTTCAGCCCAGGATTGGCCCGAGCCCACTCGTCACGATCGGTGATATCCACACCAGGCTCACACGACCACTCGGCATACCAGGTCGACGGGCCACCCTCGGCAGCCTTGATCCGCAACCGGGCCAACACCAACGACTCAGGCACCGGCGCCGACGACGCATACAAGATGATCGGCTTGTCCGCACGCATCGACTGCGCCGACATCGACGGCACCATCGCGTCGATCTGGGCGTCGGTGACATACAGGGCCTCGTCGATCACGACCAGGCGAGGCGACTTACCCCGGCCGATCTTCTTCGACCTGGTCACGAACCGGATCTCCGCACGCGTGTCAGTGCGGACGATCTTCTCCTTACCGTTCGCCTCACGGAAATCCGTGATCGCGTCCAGCATCGGATTCGCCTCGACCACCGCCCGCAGGCGCTCCATGTGATCTGCGCTCGTCTCCTGCCGGTGAGCCGAATGCAGGATCGCCGGCCAGTCCAACACGTAGAACGCGTACAGCTCCACCACCTCGATGACCACGTTCTTGCCGTTCTGGCGAGGCATGACCAGCACGCACAGCATCGCGCACAGCCGGCGGTTCACATCCTCCGACAAGATGCCGTCAACACACCACACCTGCCAGTCGTCGAGGTCGTAGCCAAGCGACACCGCGAACTCGACAGCGTCAGGCCCCGCGCTTGCGACCCCTCGGTGCGGCAACGACAGCAGCCGTGGGCGTTGGTGGCCCAGCCGAGCCGGGAGCATGGTTTCGCTCACGCCGCTCCTTCAACTCGTCGAGCTTCGACTTCGGGCCGGACTCGGCAGGCGGCGACAACGCCAACAGCTCCGCGAGCGTCGCCCGGTACTGCGCGCTGATCTGCGCCACAGTGCCCGCACCAGCCGCTATAGCGGCGTCCATCGCACCACGCAGGTCGTCGCGGAGATGCTCGAGCCGCTCGATCGTGTCCGTCTTGCGGTCGTCAGACATCAATACCACCGCCTCGAAGGGTTCATGCCGGTGCCGTGGCTGTTCCGGGCCCCCTCGCTCGTGTTGCACGACGCGTGAGCAGGGCGCAAGGGCGACAAACGGTCACCGGGGACGACGTGATCGGCGTGCCACTCCGACCGGCGACGAGGAAACGACGCCACGAACTCGGCCATCGTCAGACCGCACCGCCAACACCTCGCCGACGGGTCGGCGTAGGCGGCGGCCCGCAGCGCCTTGGACCGGGCGTGGTAGTCGCCGCCGTAGTGGCGTCGGTCCTTGGCTGGCACCGTCACCCCCTACGGGTCGACCCTGGAGGGAGAAA